CACAAAAGTTAAAGGGAGATTTTAGGACAACCAAACAGGTTGTCCATTTTCATCTAAATGGTTGAATGTTATCTCCGCCTCACGTTTGAGTTTTTGGTCACATATTACTTTAAATAGTGGCAATTGTATTTTGTGGTCTATTTGTTTATCAATTGCCGAGAGGATTTCTTTTTCGCAATGTGCGATTTCTGCAGGCGTGATTGTGTATGTTCGCAACATATAATCATAAAAATCTTGTTCACACCCAGTTTTGTCGGAAATTCGATCCATCATAGCGTAAGCTTCATCGGATTCGAAGATGGATTTCAAATTATTAAAACGCTCACTGTATGCTTCATCGTACAGGCGTTTATAATGAGGTTTTTCTAAAGGCTTTGTTTTTTTAGAAATACCTTTGACGTTTTTCTTATCGAAATTTATTTTATGCGTTTTGTAATTTCGATAATTGCCAAGTAACTTGTTATATGCAGCAAGTAGAGGCAGTTTACCTATCCATTCAGTGTTTGCAATACTTAATTGTTGCATATATTCCAATTGGTCCTTCCTGGACAAATGCAAACACTTACGTGAATAAGGCGTCAAGGTAAAGAATCGATCAATTTTCCTTATTATTTTATATGATTTTGTTCTTTCGCTCCAAAATGTTTCAGTTGAACAAAAATCACAAGACTCGATTCCCCCTATTTTTAAATATTTTAAAATTTGTCCCAAACCATGCTTGATTGTGTCATCCTCTCCTTTGATAGATGGCCGGAACGCCTGGTAAAATGCCTTTATTAAATCTTTATTTTGTAAATAGGGTGATACAAATAAAGCGAAATCGTCACCTGCGCAATCAACATCATATTCTTCTGGTGTCAGGTGTAGCAACTCCTCTGCTATAAAACGAATATAAAGTGACATTCGGAGTGTGTTTCCGAAGGTCGTGTCACAGTTACCAGACTGGACAGTACCTTTCTTTATCACTTTTCCCAATTTTTGGACCTCATTAAACTTGCCGGATTTACTCATTTGTCGAACGTTATAGACAATATTATGGCAGTTTGATTGTTCAAGATAGGTTGGCTTGTCAACGTGATATATATAACCAGCATCTGCTAGCCATTGATATATACGTACTTCACACATATCACGCAAGTCTGCGTATTGTGTTCGATCAAACCCAGAACCATCACCTTGAATTAACTTGGTCAACATTTTGTTCGCGCGTGCATTGAGTACACGTTCACGTTGTGACCAAGATCGACCAGATGCATAACCTTTGAATTTTTTCTTAAATATTTGCTCTAGTCTATATATAACAGGACCCATTACAAATTTATATTCTTCATTTGGGGAAGCTATATTCCTGTTTTTTGGATTTTTTACATCACTTGTTACCTCTTGCTTTTCCAACTTACAAAAATTTCCATAAACACGACGTTTAAGTGCATCATGATTCACCTTGTCCCACCTCCTTTGTTGACCGGAATCTAAATGATTATAGTATGCACTGACCGAGTATTCAAATTGTTCTATGAGCGGTCGTATTTCTTGTTCAAAGATTCTATCAGTAAAATTTTTGAATTTAGCTAACATGGCGTCTTCAGGCACAGGCAATGCTATGCAATCACGTCTAATTGAGGAGTAATTATTAGCTAAACAATCATGATATATTAATACCGGATTTGCTTCTTGTATAACCGGTAAAATAATCTTTAAACCTGGATTCTTTTTGTCACATGCCATATCCAGATATTTCTCTTTCGACAAGTCAAATGGTATATCCATTTTCCATTTGGCAAGGTCAGCAAGTTTGCCGACTAAATCCTCGTAAGTTTTCTCAGAAACACAACTAGATGGAATTATGAATTTATCCACCCCGATGTGTTCTGGAAACTTACAACTATTAGTAATATGGGACCCATATTCCTATTGGAATATGGCAGACTTGATGCGAGTCCAAAGTTCATCTTTGAACGCCGCATCAGTGGTTTGATTGACATCAAATGTAGCCCCAAACACAGATTGTTTCAATAAAGAAAAGAATTTGGGGTCAGCAGTTATTTTACCGGTGTTAAAGTCATTTAATATTTTCGCACCGGCGGATGTGGATATTGTTTTGATACGCATCTTAATGCTGTTATTGTAGTTGACGGCTTCCTGTATAATTGGCACCATTCTATCCAAGCAATCCATGCTTGAATGATGGTTTACAGTTAAAGATAACAGAATATCAGATAATGTTTTTTCTGTTATTTCTGGAGCAACCATTACTTTTCTAACAGCTTCATTGAAGACTTTAACAGGTATGGTAAAGTTGTAAGGCTTTAATTCTTGGACGAGTTTGTATATGTCTTTATATTTCCAAGAATCATGTTCGGCCCATACCTGGAACGCTTTGAGTTCCCCTTTAATGTTAACAAACAAGTCGGGAGTTTTGCCATCCCGGTCTATTAACATTCCCTTGCCTTCTGCAAGGTCTAACAAGCTCAAGACATTTATTCCCTTTTGTATGTCTGGGTTGTTAGGAACTGGGAGCGGATGCTCAGACTTAGCTTCACTGATATGGCTAAGATCATGCATAGACGCTCCATGGAGACTATTGATGGCTGATTCATCAGGAATAATATTTTCATGTTCTTCATTTACCAATTGTTTTTTATAAATCTCACGTTTGGCATAATCAACATTCAATATGTTGGTTATTGAAGTTTGACCTGGTAGTGCACGACATCGCTGAATGAGTATATAGTCTTCATCACCGTTTCTGAAACGGTCGAGGACTTGAACACTAATTCCGTCTCGTACCATTGAATTAAAATAGTACAATTCGGAATAGCGGTCAGGGTGTTCATAATACGAAAACCCATCTGTTTTAGCAGCATAAACAATAATGCTACCATTTTCAGATGGCTGACGTATGAATTCACCATATACTTCTCCAGCAAATGTTGTTGTACCCTCATTGATGAGAGGCTTGAACACATGCAGTATGTCAAACGACGCCTTGGTGGGATTAGCGTGCAACCATGCGTTTGCACTTTCATATACACCTTGGTAATATAAAGAATCTGTAGTATTAATATAGTCTCCATCATAGTTCGCAAGATGTTGACAGTTAAGAGCTGCTCTTAACTCATCAGCATTATGCTGCGCCATATTATTGACATTTATGGCGTGGCCAGGTTGAGGTTCAACCTCAATGTCCAACCGGTTAACAGGTTGAGCATTGTGGTTTACACTCTGCAAACAAGTGCACAAAACAGGACGATTAATTTGGTCAGTATATTTGAATAACTCGGATTGAATGAAATCCAATCTCCTCATATTCTCATGGGAGAATTGTGAGGTTACATTGAGCTGAACATGCATCAAGCCATTCTTGACACTACGAGGCCCACTCGCAATGTCAAAAAATCGCTTGGTATACAATTGTTGACCGTTGACTTCACGTAAACGCCCATACTGATCAAACACCTGGTGTTCGAAGAATCGGCGCTGAAGTGCGGTTGCTCCATGTGGGTTACTATCTTTAGTAACCCTGGTAGTTTCACCACGAGCCTCAAAAAACTGTGCCACATTAGCTGTTGCACAACCAATGACACGCATTGATTGTGAAAACCGAACGTTACGCTCACCTAATGTAAGTGAGTGTACGTTAGTTATTTTAACAGCGTCCTCTTTTGGTTTGTCTGCATTTACCGGACCCCTATGTTTAGGGTTGTTATTTTGATGCGACTGCTTTTTCGCTTTGTCGTATTTTTGAGAATTTTTGTTGTTGTAATTAACAACAGGTTCAAAGTTTGAAATGTTTTTG